CCACGTCCCCCTGATCTCTAAAGGAAATAAGCTATGCTGCCCCCGTATGAGCCTTATATTCCGAAAAATTTGAGAGAGGTAACCGACACGCTCAAGTGCATGATGATTTCATCGCCAAGATTTGAAGACATAACCGGGTATTTTCCTGGCATGAATATCGAGACAACATTCTATGAATTAAATGAAGGTCTGCAACTTATCCGAGAAAAAATTGGTGAGGAAATGTATCTCAAGCTCAGAGAGATGTCAGATAAAATGCGAGCCTATTTCGAGGCTGATCCCGAAGATAAAACTGACGATTCGATCAAGGGACGCGAGATTATATATGACATGATGGAAATTTTGAAGAATTTCCGCCGCAGACGACGCTCGGAGGCTTAATAAGTGCTTCGCCTTTGATGCACTATAATTTAGGTATAGCGGTTGCCTTTCTGTCGCTGCGCTGGCTGGACATGTTAGCTGCGCGGGTGCGCTTGGGTATGCTGATGACGCTCGTCAAGTTCAAGGGGTGGGCGTCGCGGCGATGCGGCCCTGAGACGTAACAACCACTCACCTGCGCCTGCGTTTGAAAAGCCCTGACGGACGAGGTTCGCGTTGACTCCACCGTCCGTTCCGCAGTCCCGGACGCCCCTAGTAATGCGGCGGCGGCGCGCCGTTTTGGGCGGCGGCGCGCTGCGCGGCGCGTTGGGCGGCGATTTGCCGCTTCTTGCGGACGGCCAGCTCGTGGCCGACCACGCAGCCTGCGGCGGCGCCCAGCAGGGCATGGTGGTGGGCATAGTGTCCGGCGACGCCGCCGACTACCGCGCCTGTGACGCAACCGGCCTGCGCCGGCGCAGCCGCCGTTGTCGCCGCCACGGCTATCAGCGAAATCAAAGCCATCGTCTTCATGGAAGTCTCCGTAAGGTGTGCGACGCCGAGTCTTTAAGAGTCGCTTTCGCCATCGGTCGCCGGCGCTGTGGCGGCCGCAGCCGCTGGCAGGTGATCCGACAGATGCTGTAGAAAATCGCCGATCGGCAGGCCGCTCGCTTGCGCAAATTGTTGCACCTGCTCGCTGCCCAGCGCGGCGGCGATCTGTTCCGGGCTGATCGGCAGGTTCGCGCCGTTTCCGGTCCAGGAGGCGATGTGTTCGCTCAACCCGTTCGCCGCCAGGGTTTCAAGGACGTTTGCGATGCCGCCGGACCCGCCCGTGGACTCGCCGCCGCCAAGCAGCGCCCCGACGACATTGACGCTGTGATCGCCGTCTCCCTGCTGGCCGAGCAAGCCGCCGAGACTACCGACCAATCCGTCAAACAAACCCATGACTGTCTCCCATGTGGCTCAAGAGGGGCGGAGGGACTCGAGCGTGCTCTGGCCCGATCTAGGCGGCGCTCGGGTGGCGACGCTAATAGAATACCGCGACGCCGTTATGACGTGAACAGGCGCCGGCGTGAGTCTTGCTGCGCCAATAGGTCCCGTCGTTGCATTTGGCGGTGGCCCCGATGCGCGAAGTCTGAGAGCCGTAGCCTGAGGCGCTGACAGCGTGGGGCGCAGGCGCAGCCATGGGGGCGGATGGCTTGGCCATGGGCGACGGCGCGGAGGGCGCCATGGGATGAGCGGGCGCGGCGAGGCGGGACAGCAGGCCAGGCTTCGGGGCGGTGGGCGCCACCGCAGCGGGCTTAACGGGCGCCGGGGTCTTCGCCGCGGGGCAGGGAATGACCTTGCCCAGCAGGTTCTTGCACACCTTGGCCGGCGGGGCGCTCTGAGCGCCGGCGTGACCCGCAGCTGTCGCGACGCCGATGATGAGGATTAGGCCTAAGGTTAGATGCCGCATGAGCGCCGATCCTCGTTTCAGCTGAAATAGATTCCGCAGCCGCCGCCGAACGATCGCACACACGGCGACCCGGCCCTTCAATACCGCCAGATATTGGCGTCGTACAAGCGGGCTAGGCGCGTTTGTCACAGGCCCCGGCCGCCGTTCCGACGCCCGCGCGCGACCTCGTTTTTCTGGCTCGAGAAGATCCAAACACCACAAATTGTTCGGACCCGGAGCATCGACGCGACGCTGAAACGCCGCGGATGCGCCGCGCCGTCGCCCCTTCGACACCTTCCCGACCCCACCCGACCCTGCTCAGGGCCGAGGGGACGTCTTCATGCCTGAAAGGTTCCAAACCCATGACTGAACAGACGCCTGCCGACATCCACAAGATGTTCGTTCAAGCCCACGCCAATCCCAGCGAAGATATCGCCAGGTCCGTCCTGATCCAGGCGGGCGTCGACCCGGCCGCGCTGGAGAAGACCATCTCCACCGCCACCGGCCTCGTCGCCTACGATCTGCAGGCGCCGGCCAAGAACCTCTATCCGGTAAACACCCCGATCCGAAACATCCTGCCGCGTGTGAGCGGCGGGACCGGCACGGCGACGAATTGGCGCCAGGTCAACGCCATCATCGGCTCAGGGTTCGACGCCTCGGGCTGGGTGCCCGAAGGCCAGCGGGCGGGCGCCATGAGCTACAGCACCTCCACCAAGGCGGCCAGCTTCTGCACCATCGGCGAAGAGGATGCGGTCACCTACGAAGCCATCAGCGCGGCGCAAGGCTTCGAAGACGTTAGTTCGTCCATGTCGACGCGGCTGTTGCAGAAGATGATGCTGAAGGAAGAGCTGGCGCTTTTGGGCGGCAACACCTCGCTTCAATTGGGAACGCCAGCCGCGCCGACCTTGGTTGCGAGCGCCGTCTCCGGCGTAACGGGAACGCTGCCGGCGGCCACCTACTCGGTCATCGTCGTCGCCCTGACGCTGGAAGGGATGAAGCACGCCTCGGTCGCTTCGGGCGTCGCCACCAGCAAGACCATCACCGGCCAGGACGGCAAGACCTTCAGCCTCAACGGCGGGTCGTCCAACAAGTCGGTCAATGGCACGATCGCCCTGACGCTGGGCCAGGTGCTGCAGGCCAGCGTCACGCCGATCAATGGGGCGCTCGGATACGCCTGGTACGTCGGGGCTGTGGGGGCGGAGACGCTGCAGGCGATCACGACGATCAATTCGATCGCCCTGTCGACGCCGCTGTCCACCACCAACCAGGCGGCGACGGCGATCACCGCCGATTGCTCCACCAACGCCACCGCCTTCGACGGCCTTTTGACCTGGGCGTTCAAGTCGGGCGGCTATCAGAACACGCTGGCCACTGGAACGCCGGGGACGGGCACCACCCTGACCGCCTCGGGCAAGGGCACGGTCAACGAGATCGACGCCATGCTGGAAGGGATGTGGGACGCCTATCAGGTCTCGCCCGATGTTCTGTATGTCAACAGCCGACAACTGCGCGATATCACGACCAAGGCCTTGTCCAGCGGAACGGTGCCCCTGCTTTCGATCCGCCAGGACGTCGACCAGCCCGGCTACCAGCTGACCGCAGGCGGCAATATCGGCTGGTATTTCAATCCCTTCACCATGGACGGGGGCCAGCGCATCCCGATCAAGCTGCATCCCAACCTGCCGGCGGGGACAATCTTGGGGTGGGCCTCCAACCTGCCGGCCCAGTACATGAGCAACAACGTGCCCTACGTGGCGTCAGTGAAGACGCGCCAGGACTATTACGCCATCGACTGGCCGATCACCACGCGCCAGCGCCAGCGCGGCGTCTACGCCGAAGAGGTCCTGGCCGTCTACGCCCCCTTCGCCATGGGGATCATCAGCAACATCGCGCCGGGCTGACGCGGAACCGGACTCCAGGGGCGGTCCCAGGACCGCCCCGCATTGTCGCGAAATGAGGTGAGGCATGGTGACTCCAAGTCGCAAGATGGTGCGGCTCTACGCCGGCGAAGGCCAGGACGAGGCCAATTACGGGACCGAACGGTTCCGGGTTCATGAGGACCACACGATCGACGTGCCGACCGAAGCGGTCGACAGCCTGGTGCGGGTCGGCGGGTTCGAGCGGATGTCAGAGGCGGCGGCCCCGCCCATGGGCCTCGTCGCCCTGGCCCATCCGCAAAGGCTGGGGTGTTCCTGGCGGGGCGTGACCTATCCGCCCGATGCGGAGGGCTTGGTCATCGTTCCGATCGCCGCGGCGCAGGACTTGGCCGCCCACGGCTTCAAGCCGGTCTGCGAGCTTGAGGAGCAGCGTCATGGCTGCGGGTGATCTCTGCCAGCTCGCCGAGGTCCAGGCCTGGCTCCCCAACGCGCCGACGACCTCGCCCGGCGTCGACCTGATCGCCCAGCTGATTACCGCGGCGTCTTGCGCCATCAGCGCCTATTGCGGCCGGGGCCAATTCCCGGCGACCAACTATACCGACACCTATGACGGCGCGGGCAAGACCTGGATGCTGCTGCGTCAGTGGCCTGTACTGTCGGTCAGCGCCATCGCCCTGACTGACTGGGGCGGCGCCACGACGACGATCACCGAGGCGAGCGACTTCAAGCTCGAAGCGCCCATCCCCGCAGGCGGCGCCCAGCGCCTGACCCTGATCGCGCCCCATCTGTACTTCCCGCGCGGTCGAGGAAACGTGCAGATCACCTACGAGGCCGGCTACGCGACCATACCGCCCGAGGTCGCTCAGGCCTGTATCGAGGCGGTGGGCGAGGCCTATCAGCGGCGCAACCGGATCGGCCAGACCTCGGTCTCCGCACAGGGCCAGACCACCGTCGCCTTCAGCCAAAGCGACCTGAACGCGGCGGCCAAGGCCATGCTGCAACCCTATGTCCGCCGCCTACCCCTGTAGCGCCGATGGCCAGGGTCACGCTGTCGCTGACAGGGGCCGATGCGCTCCTCCAGCGGTTTGATCGCCTGGGCGCCGACGTCCAGGCTTCGCTCTTCGCGACGAGCCATACCCTCGCGGTGCGCCTCGTCGCCCATCTTCAGCAAGACAAGCTGTCCGGCCTGGGGCTGGATCGGCTGTCGGGCGCCTTGGCCGCCTCGATCGCCACGACGGTCGAGATCGGCGACGGGGTCGTCACGGCTGAGGTCTTTTCCGCCGATCCGCCGCCGTACGCCGCCATTCTGGAGTTCGGCGGCGTGATCCCGGCGCACGATGTCAGGCCCGTCTCGGCGCACGCTTTGTCTTTCATCGAGGACGGCCGGCGGGTGTTCGCCAAGATCGCCCATAGTCCCGACGTGACCGTGCCGGCCCATGCCTACCTGCGCGCCTCGCTGCAGGACATGGCGGGCGATATCGCCGCCGAGCTGCAACAGGCGGTCGTCCGCGCCCTGAAGGGCTAGGACCCGTGCCCCCAAGATCGTGAGGCGCCATGACCCGTGAGCCGATCTTCGCCGCGCTGTTCGCGCTCGGCCAAACCATCGGTTGGACGGACCCTGAAAGCGGGGCGCCGGCCGGCTTCGGCTATAGCAACCGGCGAATCCAGACGTCCGATCAAATCCCGCCGGAGCTCATGCCGGCCCTGCTGCAAGGCGTCGGGCCGGAAGAGTTCAAGCCGGCGCCGGGCCTGCCGCCCAAGCGAATTCTCAGCGCCAACTGGCTGATCTACTACAAGCCGTATCTGACGCCTCTAACGACCGACCCGCTCACGAACGCCATTCTGGACGGGGTGGAGGCGGCGTTCGCGCCCGACAGCTTGAGCGGCAACGTCACGCTCGGCGGCCTGGTCGCCCACGCCTGGATCGAGGGCGAGGTGTTCAAGGCGGCCGGCGACCTGAACGATCAAGCCATGATCGTAGTCCCGATCAAACTTCTCATCCCCTAGCTCAAGGGAGGCGAAAGCCCCATGGCTCACCAGTTCAATTTCGGCACGGGCAATGTCTACGCCTTACCCGTCGGCGGGGGCGCGTCCGTCCCGTTCGGCTCGGTCAACGGCGCCTCGATCGACTTCGACGGCGACGTCAAGATGCTCTACGGCTCCAATCAGTACCCGGACGATGTGGCCGTTGGAAAGCGCAAGATCACCGGCAAGGCCACCTTCGGCAGGATCGATCTGAATGTCGCCAACCAGGTCTTCTTCGGCCAGACGGTGGCGACGGGCCAGACGGTCGGGATTCTGGCGGAAGCCGGCGCGGTCGCGGCGGCGGCCCCTTACGTCTATGACGCCGTAAACGGCGCGACCTTCTCCACCGACCTCGGCGTGCGCTACGCCGCCACCGGCGTTCAGCTCGCCCAAGTCCCCTCCGCCCCGGCGGCCGGTCAGTATTCGGTGAGCGCGTCGGGCGTCTATACCTTCGCGGCCGCCGACGCCGGAAAGGCGATCTATGTCGACTACACCTATACCGCGCCCGCGGCCGGCTCTACGCTCAGCGGCGTCAACCAGACCATGGGTCTGCTGCCGACCTTTCAGCTCGACTTGGTCAACCTTAGCAAGGGCAAGTCGCTGGTCCTGACCCTCTTCTCCTGCGTCGCCAGCAAGTTCTCCCTACCGTTTAAGCAGGACGACTACACCGAGCAGGAGGTGGACTTCTCCGCCTTCGCCAACGCCGGCGGCCAAGTGTTCAGCTGGAGCGTCACCGGTGGCTAGGGTCACGATCGGCGGCGCAGCCCACGATCTGCGCCCGTTCAAGTTTCGCGAGCTGCGCCTGGCGGCCCCGGCGATCGACCGCATCGCCGGCCGGGCGCGCGCTCAGGCCGGCGGCCTTGAGGCCATGACCGAGGGTTTGGCCGACCTCCTGGAGGTGCTGGCGATCGGTCTCGAGGGCGCGTCGGCGGACGATCTCGCCGCCGACCTCGCCCTCACCGAAGTCGCCGGCGTTCAGACGGCCTTCGCCGACCTCCTGGCCGAGTCGGGGCTGAAACCTGCGGGGGAGCCCGAGCCGGCCCTGGCCTCGAAGCTGGCGCCGGCCGATCGCCCCTCCGCCGGCCCCTTGCCGAGCAGATCGACGACATCCTAGCCGAGCTCGTCGGCGCCGGCTGCGGCGACTGGGACCGGTTGGACAGGTCCTGGGACCTCCACCGCTACGCCGCCATGCAGAGACACTGGCGCACCGTCGCGCCGCCGGTGAACGTGACGCTGGCCGCCTTCGTCGGCTTCAAGCCCAAGCCGCTCGCCCAAACGTCGGCGGACGCGTTCGATCTCGACGCCTTCCTAAGCGTCGCGGCGATGTTTCAGGGCTAGGGCGGCCCTTGAGTGATTTCGGCTGGTCGAATTCTTGCGACCCCTTCCCCTTGGCTATCGCGAGGCCCCATGGCGAACGACTCCGAACTCACGGTCAGCTTCACCGCGGATACCTCCGACCTCGAGGCCGGGGCTAAAACGGCGGCGGCGGCGATCGACAGCTTCAGCGCCCATGTCGGCCAGGCGGATCCGCTAGGCGATCAGCTGGCGTCGATCAGCGCAATGACGACCGCGTTCCAAAACCAGATGGCGGCCGGCGCTGTCCAGGCCAACCAGAAGATCGCCGCCAGCGCCCGCAGCGCCGCGGCGGACTACGCCCAGGTGTGGAAGAAGACCGTCGCCAGCGTCGTCGATAGCTTCGGCGATGGCCTACTCGGCATGGCGCGGGGCACGGAGACCTTTCACGCCGCGGCGCTCAAGGTGGCGGAGTCGGTGGAGAACGTCTTCGTCAAGGCGATCGAACGCACGGTGGTCTCCCACGTCCTGGGGGAGACGACCAAGTCGGCGGCCACGACGGCGGGGCAG